ATTGCACAGCCTGATTGGTAACATTTCCTGTTGCTGCTGCCACAGGGTTGGACGTGTTATTGGTGTCTCCTTCCGCATACGCTGGTGTTATTGTGAGAATACAGACAGCGAAGTAGTAGTAGAGTTTATTGTATAGTTTCTTGTGGTATCCCATTGTTCTACTAATCCAGCTGCTCTGCTAGTTGTTTCTAATGTCCAAGGATTTGCAGTATTGGTAACTGTAAAAGTTGTACCACTACCAGCTATATCTGCTGACGGTGTTACATTTGTACCGTTCCAAGTTTTTACTTCCGCACCAAAAACTTGACGTTGTTCAACTTCAGTTATGGTTTGTGTAGTGGTGGTCGTAGCGTTCATTGACCCTGTAGTAAACTGAGGGGTCACCATATTAGCATATGCACTTGCAGGTAGCATTAGCATAGCAATAAATAATTTTTTCATTGTTTTGGTTTTTCTTCTTTGACCTTTTTACTATTTCCAGTGGAGAGGCCAAATGTGGCCAAAGCTCCAGTGAAAATCGAGGCTACGAACGTGATGTCTGAGGATGCTCCCAAAGGTTTTCTAACCATAGGTAACTCTACATAATTAAGAGTAATGATAAAACCAGACCAAACAACAACTCCTAAACGCACTAATGCACCTAGTATTTGCATCTGTTCATCATGGTCATCTACATTCTCTTTTATTTTCTTTAAGAAACTTTTTGGTTGTCCTTTGATAATCTTTTCTTCTTCCATTTATCAACTTTATTTTGTAACCTTTTTTGTATTTGTTTTTTAATAAAATTAAAGAAAGGTTGAGCAAGCGTAGTTGCTGCTACGGCAGATACCGCTGCATAGCTTGCAGCCACTACTACCTCTGTGGTAGGTAGTGGTACATCTATGTTTATCATTGGTATGTTTATACTTGGTGCTTGTTCCTTAGTTTCTGTAACCTCTGGTTGTGTACCCTCTGGTTCTCTAAGATCACTTGGAGGTACTACCAAAGGTACATAACTAGGAACGTCAGCTGTGGGTAACGGTATAGAGATTGTTTCAATCTTCTGTAATGTCGGAAGGAGTATCGTTGGTAACTCCATCTTCTAACTCCCTGTCTTTTAAAACTGCTTGAGTAGCTATAATAGAGTCTTTACAGTTTTGTTGTGTTTGTACAGCTTCATTGTATGTTTTTATAAGCTGTTCTAGTGATTGTTTTAATTGTTCAGTGGTTGGTCTAGTCATAATAAATTACCAAGGTTTGCCTGTGCCTGTAACTGGTGCGTTGATAAGTGCTATTTCATCTTCTAGCCACTTTTCTACACGAGTAACTTCATCTGTTCCAAGTTTTACTTTGACCCACTCAAGTACTTTTGACTCAGTCAGATCTTTGTAAGGTATAAGAGTTTCTGGTCTTTCTAGTTCTACTTGACCTGTTGCTCTAAGTTTTTCTTCTTCGCCATCCATACCTTTTACACGGTAGATAACTTTTGAAACGTAGCCATCACCTAAGTTTCTTTCAAGGGTGTTGACTTCCCATTTTTTTGTAATTGCCATTTTAAATAAATAAATAGTTTTAAGCTGCTTCTAGTGCAGCAACTTTTGTTTCTAAGGTTTCAATCTTAGCTACTGCATCTCGTAGTGCAGCAGTAATTAAAGGTACGAGTTTTGAATTATCTAAGAATTGAATAAGAGGTTTTCCAAGATTATTTTGTACTTCTTTACCTGAGTCGATATATTCTTGTGTTATAACTGCATCTTTTTCACCATTCACAGCTTCTGGTACAACTGAACTAACTTCGTGAGCAAAGAAACCGTCTTGGTGTCCTTTTTCAGGAAACTCCTTCCACTTAAATCTAATAGGTCTAAGTTGTTTTAGTCTAGTAATACCATCAGATATAACTGTATCATCTTCTTTTAATCTGTAATCAGAGGATGTGTTATACTGTGTGCTGTTACCACTCTTAGCAATATTACCTACTAAAG